AAGGTAGTGTGGCCTATCAAACCTAATAATTAATGTTTTGTAAAATAAATAATAATAGATACTTACCTAATAAATTTTATATGGACAGTTAAAGGTTATCATAGTAATATAAACAAAATACTATTTAGATCGGTAGGATTACTTATGGAGCCAACTCGTGAGTTAGACCAAATACGCTCAGAACTAGATAAGCTGCACGATAGAACTAACGCTACAAAAGCTGCGTTATCAACATTTGAAGCTTTAACTACAGCACAGCAAACACAAATTATGCATTGTTTAGAGGCCATACAAAAAGATATGGATACAATGCGAGAAGCAGTTGCTTCACTTCAATCTTTAGCTACAAAAGGCGAAACATCTTTAAAAACTTTTTTATGGATAGGCGGAACAATCGCTGCTATAACGTCTTTTTTGTTAATGTTATATAGCTACATACCTAAATGAAATCATTTTTTAAAATACCAATTGAAAAGCTGTTGGCCCGGCTTCCAAAACCTACTACTTTCAATGAGAGTCAGTGGGCGATGATTAATGGGTTAAACGAATCTCGTTTCTGGGTACACATAGCTGGTAGACGTACTGGAAAATCGTACGCCGCTGCTATTCTTGCTTTCGCTAAACTGCTAGAACCTAATCAACAGGTAATGGTAGTTGCTCCTAACTTTTCTCTATCTTCGATTATCTGGGATTATGTAACCGATTTAATTAAACAGATGGATATCGAAGTTGATAAGTTTAACCAAAAAGATAAGGTGGTTAAGCTTATTAATGGTTCTATATTTAGATTACTATCAGCCAATAACAGAGACTCCTTAGTAGGACGAGCCGCTAATTTAATGATTATTGACGAAGCTGCAATTATTCCAGATGATGAATATTTTACTCGAGATTTGCGTCCTGCCCTCTCAACATTCCCTGACTCTCGTTGTTTGTGGATTTCTACACCGCGTGGTAAAGGTAATTATCTATATGGGTATTACATGCGCGGACAAAATAAAGAAGAAAACCCGGACTGGGGTTCAGCTGTATATACATGGCGCTCAAATCCTATGCTATCTGAAAAAGACGTAGCAGAAGCTAAACGTACTATGACTCGCGCATTGTACTTACAAGAGTATGAGTGCGAGTGGACTACTACTGAATCTCAAATCTACGACCATCTAAATGAAGAAACTCATAAAGGTAACTATCAAGGAAAACAGTTTTATGAAACTTTTGCTGGGCTTGACGTAGGGTACCGAGATGAAAACGTATTCGTGGTTATAGGCTATGACGGTGATAAGTACTTCGTACTAGATGAGTACATATCCAAAGAATCTACTACCTCTGAACTAGCTAGTATTATTCAAGAAAAGATAACTGAGTGGCGCATAGATAATATATACATTGATAGCGCTGCCCAACAAGTCAAAGCTGACTTTGCTTACGATTATGACATACATACTACTAATGCAGTAAAGTCTGTTAATGATGGTATTACTTTTATCCAAGCTCTTATAGAGCAAAACAAGCTATTTTTTGATGAGGATGGGGCGCAACATACCTTCCATGCTATGAGCTCCTACAAGTGGAACCAAACAACAGATGTCCCAAAACCTGTTCACGATTGGGCCTCTCACCCTTGTGACGCTGTTAGATATGCCTTGTACACTCATCACAAGATGAGCTCAGTATCAATTTATCAATAAGAGGTAACATGGCAGAGTTAAAACGAGAAATAGTCAAATATGTAAGAGACTATATCAAAAAAGATTATAAATTACGTGATTGCTGCTACATCTGTGGCGAGTTACAGAGCCTTGAGCTACACCATTTATATAGTGTTAGTGAATTATTTAACCTATGGTGTACTCAGCATCGTATAAAAGCTGTTACAACCGAGCAACAAATTAAAGAGCTGCGCGTGCAGTTTGCATCAGACTACGGGGATAAACTGAGTCATGAAAATTTATATACGTTATGTAGTAACCATCATAAAAGGTTACACAACATTTACGGCCAAACATATAGTAACTCGCTAGCACCAAAAATAAAAAACTGGTTAGAAAATCAACGCGCTAAGCATCAAACAGAGCAATAACCATTTTAAAAAAATATACTATTTGAACTCTCTATAAAAAGTATATATTATAGAGTAATAGTAAAGGATAAACGTGTAAATGTCTAATAATAACGGTTCATGGAGAACTTGGGTATCAGAAAAGCTAAATCCGGCGCAACCTTCAATTGCGTCGTTAGAACCTTTTGCATCCCCTGAAACAATAGTAGACTATGAGCAGGCGTATAGAGAAATCGAAATTATACACCGAGCTATAGAAATGGTAATTAGTGCCTGCGTAGAAGTTCCTTTAATTATTGAAGGCAATGGGCCTGCAAAGAAAATCAATAAGCTACTCAATGTTAAACCGAATCCTTTTGAGGATAGAGTGCGTCTATTTAGGCGCGCTTTTTTAGATTTTCATTTAGACGGTAATGTGTTCTTTCACTATGACGGAGAGAGTTTATATCTTCTTCCTGCTAATGATGTTGAAGTTGTGCCTGACGAAAAAACTTTCGTATCCCACTACAACTACTTAGTGAGTAACCAGCGTTCTACAGACCACTACGGATTCAATAAACAGACTAGAAAGTCTACCGCTATTCGTTTTGAGCCAAATGAAATTATACATATAATGAATGAAAATGAGCACTCTATATTTAGAGGCACCTCTAAGCTAAAGCCAATTCTTCGTTTGATTGAGCTTTACTACTATATGATTAATTTCCAACGTCAGTTTTTCAAAAACAACGCTCTGCCAGGTTTTGTTCTAACTACTGATAACATACTATCAGCTAGAGTTAAACAACGACTATTAGAAGCTTGGCGCTCTACGTATACTACTATATTTGATGGCGCCAGAAATCCAGCTATTTTAGACGGTGGATTAAAGATTGACCGTTTTTCTACAGTCAACTTCGACCAGCTTGATTTTGAAGAGTCTATAGAACGCATACAGCAAGACATGGCAAAAGCGCTAGGCGTGCCGTACGTGTTAATGAAGTCTGGTAACAATGCAAATATAGATGCAAACCAAAAGCTATTCTATTTACATACAGTGCTGCCTATTTTAAATCAGTTTTCTAGCGCATTTTCACATTATTTTAATACAAGTGTAGCTATTAGACCAGATAGGTTAGCAGTGCCAGCACTTCAGCCAGATAATAAGACTCAAGCCTCCTATTATGCAACTTTAGTTAACACGGGAATCATTACACCAAATGAAGCTCGTGAAGGTTTAAGATTTGCCAAAATTGATGGGCTTGATACAATAAGAATACCGCAGAATATTACTGGAAGCGCAGCGAATCCAGCAACTGGTGGTAGACCAGACTCTGATTCAGCGTCTGTGAGCGAGGAAACAACTAATGATTAATAAAACATTTTATTTAGATAGTTCTTTCGAAGCTAAAGCTGTAGGTAAGGAATCTAAATCCTTAAAAATAGCAGGGTATGCCAATACTACTGCCAAAGACCGTGCAGGAGATGTTGTTACAGCCGAAGCATGGGCAAAAGGCGTAGAGAATTTTAGAAAAAACCCTGTTATGCTATATCAACACAAGCATGAATGCCCTATTGGCCGTTTTGATAAAATTACGGTTGATAAAAAAGGTATTTATGTGGAAGGTAGCGTAAGTGAAGCCGCTGAGAAAACACACGGAATCCATACGCTAATCAAAGATGGAGCTTTAAAAAGTTTCAGTGTTGGCTTTAGAGTCAAAGACGGTAAATATAACAGCAAAGATGACACTATGCTGATTACAGACGTTGAACTACTAGAAATCTCAGTAGTAAGCGTGCCTTGTAACCAAGAATCTCTATTCAGTATTAGAAAAAGCTTTGAAAATACTGAAGAGTATAATTCATTCATCTCTTCTTTTAAAGAAGCTTCCATTGAAGAAAAAAGAATGATGGACGGAATCAAAGCTGGTTATACAGATATAGTTGATGGTCACTACCACACTATTGAAGTAGATGATGAAGGTAATGGTGTTACAACTTATACTTCTCATATGCAAAACCACGCACATAAAATTGTAAATGGTGAGATACAAGAAGCTATGGGGCACACACACTCAATAGCTGTAGTAGGTGTCCCTGTTGCAACTGAAGAAGAGGCTGAAATTAATGAGCGTCCTCTATCTCCTTCTGAATTAGAAGCAATTGGTAAGTCAGAAGAACTAAGTGAAAAATCTGAGCTAGAAACAGCTACTAAAGACGTTGCCGCAGTTGAAGAAACTGAGGAAGTCGAAGAGATAGACGATATAGTAGACCCTAATGCTAGTATTCCGTTTATCAATCTGCTATCTGCAGAAGTAGAAAGTATCAAAGCTGGAGACCTTGTAAATTACAAAGAAAAATTCTACAAGGTAGCCGAGACGCCAACTGTCCAAAACCCAAACTTTAAATTTTTAGAAGTTGACGCGAACGGTAAAGACTGTGATAATACTATTAATGTGAATACAGACGAGATATCACAAATCAATAAAACAATTAAGACTATGAGTGAAGATACAGTTTCTAAAGAACAATCCTCAGAAGCCCTTCACGAAGATTCAACAAAGGAGAACGACAAAATGGCTGAACAAGTCGTAGAATCTATCGACCTAACCGAGGCAAAAGCCGAAGTTAACAAAAGCGTGGCTACTGTCTCAGCACCACGAGTTGCTGATCTAGTTGAAAAAACTGGTGAAGCTATTCTCAAGGAAGCTGATGCAAAAGAAAAAGCTGGTGCTTATACACCAACACAATCTGATGAAGTTAAAGAACTTCAGGCTCAGATGGCAAAGTATCGTGACGAGATTAAAGCTCTGCAGAATAGCAAAATGCTATACGCAGAAAACTCTCGCACTGGTTCTCAGTTCTCTGAGAAAGAAATGGCTAACGCTGTTCTACTTTCCAAGCTACTAAACAAGCGCGATGTATTTGATACTAAGTACGGTTCCCGTATGAAGGCAATTACTTCCGAAACCCTATTCCTATCCAACTTCTCTTCCAACATCTACACTGAAATGGAACAGCAACTAGTTATTGCTCCAATGTTCAACCGTATTCCAGTTGATGCTAAGAGCTTCCGCGTTCCAGTAGCTGACGAAGATACTGATGGTGATGTAGCAATGTTCGCTAGCGGTACTTACGCAACAGGTATTGCTGACCTAACTAACGTACCAACATCCAATCAGCACAGCATTTCTGCAGTTGAGTTTACTCCACACAAGTTCATGGCTTCTACTCACCTTGCAAAAGACGAAGAAGAAGATACAGTTCTACCACTTATCGACTTCCTACGTACTGCAGCTACTCGCCGTCTAGCTCGCGCTATTGATAAGTCCATCCTACGTGGTACTGGCGCTCTATCCGGCTTCACTGCATCCCCAACTAACGCTATTACTGCTGGTACTGGTTATGCCTCTGTTATCAAAGGTATTACTGCTCTTGCTGCAGCAGCGTCTCTAAATACTCCAACAGGAACTACTACTGATAAGGCCGACCCAAGCGATATCGCTGCTGCTCGTACTCTTATGGGTAAATATGGTCTACAGCTTGGTAACGACCTAGTTTATGTAACTTCTATCGAAGGTTATAATAACCTAGTAACTACTTCTGACTTCCGTACAGTAGATAAGTTTGGACCAAACGCTACTTATCTAACTGGTTCTGTAGGTGCTGTATATGGTATTCCAATCGTAGTTTCTGAGTTCATGGACTCTGCAGCTGCTGCTTCTAATACAATCGGTACTCTAATCTATAAGCCAGGCTTCCTAATCGCTGAGCGTCGCGGTATTGAAGTAGAAAGTGAATACGAACCACGTCAGCAAGTTACAGCAATGTATCTAAGCACTCGCTTCGATTTCAAAGCTCTAACTACTGTAGCAAGTGCAGCTCTAAGCTCACGCTATGCTTACGCAGTAAACGTTTCCACTGCTGCTGCTTAATAGCTAGCTTACAATTAGAACTAAACAGGGGGAGGCGGTCAACGCCTCCCCTTATTCAATAAGAGGTGTAGAAAATGAATAATTTAGAAGAAGGTCTTGGCAAGTACGCATATATAAATCTTGCGCAAGTTAAAGATTATCTTAGTATAAGCAGCAATACCCAAGATGCTAGGTTGAGCAATATTATTCATTATGCTACCGGCGTTATTGAGCATTATATTGGGCAAGAAGTATTAGCTAATGACTATGTTGAAACGTTTGACGGAGGAGTTTCTTCTGTTTTTGTTAACAGACTACCTTTATCAGCAGTCTATCAAGTAACAGAGTTTAACGGTAGCAAGCATGTTGTTTTAACTGACCCACAAGTTGATGGGAGTCCTATTGGTAACTCTCCAGGCACTGCTTTAGTATCAGTAGGCACTGTCGAACTAAGTTCGAGAGTTAAAAAATTTGGGTCTAGCAGTGCTAAGTTATCAAACACATCGTATATTTACTCAAATAGTTTATCTCCAGACTTGCGTTTTGGAGAAGGAGATTTTACTATTGAGATGTTTGTCCGCACTGATAGTGCTTTGCAAAACGTCTCTATCTTTACTATGGAGCAAAATGCTTCTAATTCTGTAGATTTCAAACTAGCTAACGCTCATGGCCTAGCATTAACTACTAATACAGCAGGGATTGCTTCTACTATTCTAGGGGCTAATACTCTAGTCGAAAGCCAACTATATGTACCGCGTCACTGGAACCATGTCGCTGTCACTAGAGATACAGTCTCAGAAAGAGTATATCTACATTTAAATGGCACAACAATAGCCAATACTTTTGTTGCTACTACAGATATGACTTACTCTAATAGCTTATCAATAGGTAAAACATTTGCTGGCTATATAGATGAAGTACGAGTTTCAACCGTAGCTCGTTATGTATCAGATTTTCAACCACCTTCAAACCGCTTTAGACCTGATGAAGCTACAGCACTACTAATTCATTTCGATGAAACTTACCAGCAAGCGAATATACAAGATGCGCACAGCGCTCCTCAGGGATATAACTTTTCTACTACCACTGGCGAAATTACAAAAGATACTGGTGCTGGAAGCACACTCCGCACATATCGCTCAATGCAAAAGTCATACCCTGCACTAAGCATTACTGGGCCTGCTGCTTTTGCACCATACCCGAACGGCGTAAAAGTTAACTATAGAGCCGGATATGAAGTCGGTAAAGTACCTTACGATTTACAAATAGCTACTCTCGACTACATCAAAACTATATACAAGCAAGACCAAGAAAAACGTTCATTCAGTTTTGAGGGTGAGCGCGGAGACAGCTTTGAGCTATCAGGTAACTTCCCACCACATGTACGCAGGGTTCTTGACTTGTATAGGATTATTAAGTAATGCGTAAGTTTTTCTCCGTTGAAATAAGCAATAAAGTAACTGATACTAACGGTCAAACTTATAAAAGCTTAGACCAACTATTGCTGGCTCGTACTAGATTAAGTAAATTACGTGGGGTAGACGCAGCATATAAACAAGCGTATGCTGCGACTACTTCTCTATTAGAAACAACAATTGCAAGAAGTATGGGTGCAACTAAAGTTAAAGAGACTAGCGGTAAAGGTGCCATTTTCGACTTTATACTTTACGATGAGGATAGTAACTTAACTTCTGCTGAAGCGAAGTTAATTAACGTACAAACAGATGGTAAGCGCGTAACAGAAGCATCTGCTATATCTGTATCTAGTAGCTCCATCGCTTTGCGAAGTGGTACTGCTAAAAGCTTGATTACAGGAATCAATTCAGCTATTGACTTATCTACCATGACTCCTGGTAAGGAGATATCAGGTAAAGAAGCTACGTCAACTACTAAAGTTGGGGTCAAAAAGTCATTTGTTAATAGGCTATTAGAAGCTAAAGGTGACCAACTAGCATTAAAAAAAATCCTAAACGGCAAGGATGAGGCTGCGATTGCTCTACGTAGAAACTTTGAACTAAAATCTAGTGACATACGAATACTATATAATCTTGGTGGTGTGACTAAAGTAGCCTCTATAGGTTGGACATGGAGAGATATATACAGAAATAATAAAGCTAGTATAACTATCGAGTCTATGGGGGATGATAAGGGAGTCTTTATTAACGTAGTCTTTAGTGAGAGTTTGATTCGCGACGCAATTAATAAAGCAAATCGTAGGACTATGGATACTATATCTAGCGAAGTCAATGATTCACTACTCAAAGCTCTGGCCAAAGATTTTAGCTACCTGTCGCCCAATATAAAAACCATTATTGATAAGGTTATTACAACTGATATTACTTATGACGCAGGTTCCGTACTTGTTTATAACGGTTCTATTAGACAAAAAAACAGTAAAAAAATGGCTGCAGTATCCCGTACTAGGCAAGCATTCATATCTAATATTCAATGGACTATGCTAACGCAGAAACGACTAGGTGAGACCATGAAACGTGTAGGTGACCCTGCTCCTCCAGATATCAAAGAACGTAGCGGTAGATTTAGGCAGAGTGTACAGGTAACAGCTAATTATAGAAGTAACTTACTAAGTTACACTTATAACCCGCTGTACAGAGGGTTAGAACATTATGGGTATCACCCGGAACTGCAAGTTGAGCGAGCTATAAGAGACGTAGCTCAGTCAATATATAACAGACATTTTAGTATTATGCGACAAGGAGCTTTTGCGTGATTTTTAATAGACGCACTGAGATAGTAAATTTTTTAGTCGAGAGGCTAAAAGTTATAGACGGCGGTATTTCTCCGCATAATGACTCATACAAGTTCAAGTATAATCTGTTTAACAATGTTTATAGACAAATAAAATTCCTCGATGAAGTAAATGATTTCCCTGCTCTATACCTTTCTGCGGGTGCCGAAATGCGAAATTTTCAATCAGAAAATTTGACGGTGGCAACTTTAACAGTTATGATAAGAGCATACGTATATGGAGAAGATAACTCTCAGCTACAAGTAGATAATCTCGTAGAAGATGTTGAACATGTCATTTATTCTATAGGTGATGAGCCTGAGCGCGGTATATTGGATATAACTATAGAAAATATAACCGAAGACGAGGGTTTAGCATTTCCTTATGGAGTTGCAGAAATTGAGTTATCCGTAGTCTATAGACTCGAATATTAAGGAGACAAATTTATGAGTACAGCTCTTAATTTACAAAGAAATTCTGAGGTCTATGTATCTACTGTAGACTTAGCCAGCGGAGCTGCGGCAACTACAATGACTCCGTCTAACACTTGGAAACTCGAAGTTTTAGCCGGTTTCGCGGTAACTGCCTCATCAGCTACACAAGACATTACCTCACTAGAATCTGGACTTGACCCAGACCGCTCACAGCAGCGTTTCAACACTGCTGTTAACCCAGTTGACTGGAACTTACAAGTATATCTACGCCCAACCGGAGCAGAATCAACCGCCGCTCCGGGAGCTAACGTAGGTCTAGGCTCTAACTCACGCCCAGTCGCTGACTGGTTCATGTGGCAGTCACTGGTATCTAATACTCGTCCTAGCACAGGTACAGCTATGCAGTCTGCCTGGCAAAACGGCGGTATTCTGCGTACTACAACCGTAGCAGCCGCAGCTAATACAGCAGCTTCAAAATCTAACTTCGCAGTTCCTAGCGAAATGCACATGTATTTCAAACTTGATAACGTAATCTATCAGGTAGCTAACTCCTCTGTAGGACAAGCTACTGTAGATGCTGGCATCGAGGAAATTGCTACAGTTACTTGGACAGGGCAGGGACTAAGCCTAAAGCAACTAATCGGCACTAATAAAACTAATGCTGAGGCTGTATTCAAAACAGCTAATGCTAACGCTACTAACCTTACAGCTGCTGCTAGTTACCACCCATACAACCAAACATCTGTTAATGGTTCACTAGGTACAAACTCTTTCATCAAGAACCGTTTAAGCACCATCCAAATTAACTATGATGATGGTAGCGGTAACACAGCTTTCACACTACCAGTTACAGCTTTAAGTTTTGATTATAACAATAACTTAACTTACCTATCTCCAGAAGAACTAAATACTCTGAACACTCCGATAGGTTCGTTTGTTGGTACACGTGCTGTTACAGGTTCTGCTACAATGTACTTACGCGTTAATGATAATGAATCTGCTGGTTTAATGCGCAAGATTATCAATGATACTCGTACTACTTCAGCCCAGTCAGCAAATGCTAACTTAATTATTGGCGGTACAACAGCACCATATGTATCATTCTTTATGCCAGCTGTACAATTTGACTTCCCACAAACTGCTATCGAAGACGTAATCGCGGTAAGCGTTAACTTCGTAGCACAAGAGCCAACAGCTTCAAAAGGTGATGGCGGAGAAGTTGTAATAACTGCCAAGAAGTAATAATTTCTGAGGGGAAATAATTACAAGATTTAACCAGAGAGCGTCTATCGGCTTGCGAAACAAAGTTTCCCCTCACTTTGCTTAGCAGATTCCCCGATGGACGCTCACTTTTATAGAGGGAAACCAATGAGTAAACTAAAATCAATGCTAGTACAAGACACTTCTACCTGGGTAGAATTTCCAGATATACCTGGTTTTGAAGTAAATCTTCGCTTTATTACAAGAGAAGAACTACTGAAAATTCGTTCAGCTAGCTTAACTTATAAATTTAATAAGCGCACTCGTCAACGTGAAGAAGAAGTTGATAGCGCAAAATTTCTAGAAAACTATGCAGAACGCGCAATTTCAGGATGGAAGGGTTTAAAAATTAAACATCTTCCTCTGCTTATGCCAGTAGATATAAGCAGCTTTAAACCAGACGATGAGCTAGAATATAGCCCTGAAGAAGCTGTAGAATTGCTGAAAAACTCCCCAGTTTTTGACCAATTTGTTACTGATTCTCTAGCTGATTTTGAACAATTCTCGCGCAAAAAAGCTGAAGATAACGCAAAAAACTAACCAATTACCTCCGCAACCAGCTTGGTGGCGGAGGTTTAACTCTTGACCAGTATTTAGTTATGTGCGAACAGATGGGGTGGGAGCCTGCTGAAGAAGAAATCCCAGTAGACCCTGCCTCATTTGACTTAGAAGTACAGCAAGCGCTAGTACTATTAAATACTTTACCAGATAAGTGGGAAGGTATGAGCGGTACTTGGATGGGTAAAGACTATAGTGGCTTAGGCACTATAATGGATATATACGACATAGAGGATAGACGACAAGTATTTGAACTATTGCAAGTAGCAGAAGCTGAATTATCACGCTACTACGCGCAAAAACAAAAAGAACAAGAAGCCATGAGCAAGGCAAAGAGAGCAAAGTAAATGGGTATCATCAAGAACCTTATAGAAACTAAATTCACGAGTTTAGGTGCTAACAAAGTAGCCGCCGACATTGAGCACTTAGATAGGTCTCAAACCCGATTAGGTCAGTCTAGCGCAAGTGCCGGACGCCAATTTGCTGCGCAATCTCAAGGGCTAGGCGGTTTAGTAGCAGCGTATGCTGGCGCTGCTGCTACCTTATTCTCAGTTCAAGCAGCCTTCGATGCTTTAGCTAAAGCTGCACAAGCAGAAACTGTTATTCGTGGTACTAGTGCTTTAGCTGCTGAAATTGGTCAAAGTGGTCCTAGAATCATTAAAACTATACAAGAAATTACTCAAGGGCAACTAACTATGACAGAAGCGGCTCAGAATGCGAATATTGCTCTATCCGCAGGGTTCAATGCTCAACAGGTTGAACAATTTGCTGCTATAGCGCAAAAAGCTTCTCAAGCTCTGGGAAGAGACTTTACAGATTCACTACAGCGTGTTGTACGAGGCGTATCAAAACTAGAACCAGAATTACTAGACGAATTAGGCATTTTTACTAGAATTGAGCCTGCAGTACAGAAGTACGCTAAGCAATTAGGTATATCTGCAACCTCCCTAAACGAGTTCCAAAGAAGACAGGCATTTGCTAATGCTACTATCGAAGAAGGTACTAGAAAATTTAGTATAATTGATACTAGTACAGATTCGCTCCAAAAAACGCTGGAGCAGTTACGAGTTAGAATTTCTGAGCTAGGTACTGGGTTCCTACAAGTAGTAGGTAATACGTTAGCTCCTTTTGCTAAGTTTTTAACTGGTGATATAGGGAATGCTCTTTTAGCTTTCGGATTCTTACTATCTTTAGTATTTGGTAAAACCACTGAAGTGGTTAACGGATTCGTAGACCGAACTGGAGCAAAGCTGTCTGGCTGGTCTGCTGGTTTAGCAGATAAAGCGCAAATAGCTGCTACAGAAGTAGAAAAGTTACGAAAAGCTATTCTAGCGCCTGTTAGTGTAGAGAAAGGTGCTGGGCTTGCTGGTATCCAAACTAAAGTAAAAGCTGGACAAGACCCCGCACAAGCTAAACGCTTTGCCGAAGCTCTGGACTTACAAAGGAGCTCCGCTCAGCTAGTACCGTCGCAACTAAATGCTATTAACAGGGCATATAAAGAGCAGATAGCTACTTTAGATAGACTTGGTTTGAATTCTAGCCAGACTTATAAAAACATAAATGCTGCTATCGAAAGAAATAATGCATTATTATCTACTAGTGGAAGAAGAATCACGCTATTCATTGGGTTATCCAATGGATTACGTGCGTCTGTAAGTCTATTAACCGGCGCTTTCAACCTTTTAGGGACTGCAATAAATTTTGCTTTTGGTATTGTGGCTGCTATTCAGTTAGTTGGTACCTTATTTGACGTAGACTTATTAGGTAAAGTAGTTAATGCTTTCAAAGATTTATCTAATGCTACTAAAGAAGCTGCTGGCGGATTTAAAGGTTTAGCTACAGCTTTTGCAGGTGGTGGTGCAGCGTTAACAGCAGAGCTAAAACGTTTAGGCGCTAGCGAGGAACAGATTACGGGATTTGCAGATAGGGTAGCTGAGGCGCGCCGTAAGGCAGAGGCTCCTAAATCTCAAGCTACAACCATTGAAATTCTCAAATCAGGTGGTAGGTTAGATGCACAAAGTAAAGCGATGTTTACTTTGAATAAAGCTATGAAAGAACAACAGGCTATTATAGACGCTGGTGCTGGGCAGGGATTATTCTCTTACTCACAAGAAGATATAGAAGAAGCCAGAATTCAGTTACTCGCCTTACAATCAGCTATGGAGGTATACAGACAAAGTGCTGATAAAACTGCCAGAGTAGTTGCGCAGGTAGCGCAAACCTCCGGGCTAACCGCAGAACAAGTAGCAGGAGTATTTACTCCTGAACTACAGAACTCTACAAAGGCTCTTACTATCCTAGGTATGACTATCGAACAAGTAAACGGCCAATACTCTCTTGAAAATTTAACAGCCCAGCAAAGGGAGATGATAGATGTTACTGCTCTATCAAGAAATACTGTAAAAGATTTTAATGCGGCACTAGAAGCCGGGTCTGTGACTGTTACCAGTACCGGTTCGACTATTGCTGGTTTAGAAGCTAATCTAATAAAGCTAAAAACTGCTTATAATGGTTTAAGCGAGCGTGCATCCTTAGGCATTGCAGGAGAGTCTCTACAAGCAGAGATTGCTGCTTTAGAGAAGCAACTCAGTATTTATAGGGCTGTAGAACAAAGTTTAGTCGCTATAGATAAAACTTATAAAGACATAACCACAGCCTTCTCTAAAGAGATATCCCTATTTGATACTGCTGAAGTTAGTGGTTTAGTTAACATGTATGGTCAGATAGCTACTACCCAACAGCAAATCGACACTAACCAGGCTGCTTATTTACAAAACGTAATAGCTAGCACTGCTTATTCAAAATCCTTAGTAGGCGACCAAGCAAAGATTGAACAGTATTTAAAAAATAACAATGTTACAGAAACTGAGCGAGCTCAGATACTAGCTACAATAAGTAAAGAAGCTGAAACTTACGATAAGGCTACTGCTGCAGTAAGAGGTAAATTAGTAGACATAACTAAACAAGCGTATGAGCTTGCCAAAGCCTATAAAGAGATTACTAAAGAGGCTGAAGCTCAAATAGCAGAATTAAGACAGCAAGAGCAGCTAGCTCCGCTACAGCTTAAAATAGATGACCTACAGATACAACAAGAAGCTGCTAGAGCTGCTGCAAGTTTTAAACAATCTATGCTACAGAATCAAATTCAGTTAATTGAGTTGCAGGTTGATAATAAAAAGCTAAAGCCTCTTGAGGGCGCAGAGCAAATAAACACTATAAAAGACCAAATTCTAGCAGCCCAAAAAGCCGCTATAACTGAGCAGTTTACTATAAGTAATCAAATACTAGATGCAGAACAAGCTCTACTACTACAAGAAACTGAGATTAAACAAGCTAATATCAAAGCTGAAGCAGACTTACAAAGGTCTAAGATTACCTCGGATTTCGAGGTATTAGACTCAGCTGCTAGCATATATAGTGCGATAGCTTCTCAGTTAGAAACATCTTTAGTAGATGGCGGAAACGCTATTGGTAGTGCTATAGTATCAGCTATAAATAGTGCTATAGATGCTTTTGTCGGTTCATTTGGTACGCTAGGGTCTATGCTAGGCCTAGGAGCAAAAAAAGCTTCATTTGCCCCTGTAGCTGCTAAAGGAGCAGAAGCTATAGCTGGTCCAGTAGGACGAGGCAGTGACGCATTCACTTCTGCTGCAATAGGTATGAGCGAAAGCACTATGCAACTAAATACAGCTTTAACGGCTGCTCAAAGTGCTGCAGATAAAGCTACAGCAGCTGTTACAGCACTAGAAAAAGAACAGCTAAAAGCTTCTGCGAATTCTTATCTAGCTGAGCGTGCTGCGATTGAGAAAAAAAGAGAACTAAATCGCCAAGCTAAAGAGCAGGAAATAGCACTACTACTAGAACAAGGTAGGATAAATGAAGAAGAAGCGCAAAAGCGACTAAGAGAGGCTGCTGATGCCGGTGGCGGTGGTGGAGGAAAAGATACTCAAGCTGAACTAACTGAGATTCAAAAGATGTTAACACAGCTATTTGATTCTATCAAATCAAATATCTCTGATGCTCTAATGAGTTTAAACAACTTAGTATTCTATGGTGAAGGTAATTTTGGCGATATAATGGGTAATTTATTTAAGTCAATACAACAAGACTTATTTAAAACTACTATCGCAGACCCCCTGTCTGATACACTAACTGAAGGTATCTTTAGTATTTTTGGTATCAAAGGTGGTAAAAAGGGTATTGAGAATGCTCGTGTAGTTAACGGAGCCTTGCAAGTGCAAGTAGTTTCTGGGCCTGAAGAGCTGTTCGGTGGACTATTTAAGAGTAAAGATGAAGAGCAACAAGACCCAACTGGCGGAGCATTCAGTGGATTCTTTGATAAGATAGGAGGATTCTTCTCCAACTTATTTGGGTCTGACGGTATTATAAGTCGTTTATTCAGCGGCCTATTTGGTCAGGGAGGTATTCTGTCGGGATTATTTGGCGGTATACTTAGCTTATTCGGATTTGGAACCACCGCAGCTCAAGGTGGTTTGATGCACTTAGCACAAGGTGGTGCAGCTATATCTTCTACAATGCGTAGAGACCGAGTACCCGCAATGTTAGAACCAGGTGAGTTCGTATTGCGTAAACAAGCAGTAAAATCCGTCGGTGTGCCAGCACTTCAGGCCATGAATGCAACGGGAAAATCTACAACTGGAGCCCCTATCATTAATATTACTAATGAAGGCTCACCAAAAGATGTACAAACTGCTCAGCCTCGTTTTGATGGCGAGAAATATGTTATTGATATTGTTATGCGCGATTTTGCCAATAACGGACCTATTCGCAGGTCACTAAGAGCTAAAGGAGGATTATAATGGCTATATACCCAACCGACGCCGTCGGTAACTACGCTGGTGGCAGCTTTACTTCAATGGCTAGTAGAAAACCGGATAAAGGGTACGGGACTAGCATAGAGTATTCTACAGTAGTATTCGAGAGTGAAAGCGGTTACGAAAAACGCCGTCTTCGCTCTCGAAGACCAAAACGAACCTATGACCTCACATATACAAACGTAACTGGTGTTGAACGTTCAGCTATTGAATCTTTTTTTAGAGCACAAAGCGGTTCATTTGAAACTTTTACTTTTGATTTGACTCACATTAATGAAACTGGTACAGTAACTGTACGATTTGAAAGTTCAATAAAAATCACTCATGTGCTTAGTGGAGGCTCTCTACCTTCTCAGAACTTTTACAACATATCGTTCACATTAAAAGAAACTTACGACTAACTTTAGGAGACTTATCATTACATCTCGTACATATGACTTAACAATTAAAGTAAGCAACGCTGCCCTTTTTCAAAGCGGCAACGTGTTAATAGGTAATACTAGCGGAACTGTTGGGTATATTACCGCAACTGATAAGCCTAATAACATCCTAAAAGTAAAACTTGCAAATAGTTTGCAGGAATTTATTAGTACAGAATATGTTCACTCTAATATAGCAGTAATTACAGGTACTACTAGCGGAGACATGGCGAATAGTCGTGCACTACCCTTCGTGTCCAACGTAATGACCAGTAACATCACATCTGCTACATCTCTTATATCATCTATAACTCCAAGTACTTTTATTGCACAAAAAAATGCTTTTACTCAAAATCCTATAGTAAGGCTCTACTCAATTTACTATCCTGGAGAATGGTATCCTCCAAACTCAGCTGGCAATCCTTCTGGTATGGGTGAAGGCAGGTCTTGGCCTGTAGGATTCCCTCTACGATTCGCTGAAGTAGTTGGGGACACTGCTGATGACTTAATGTATAATGTTACTTATGGCGGTACTTCTTTTATCCCATTCCCAGTTAACATATCTGGCATTGAGCAGACTAATGAGGGTCGTATTAATGAACTCTCACTAACCGTATTCAATGTAGACAACATAGTATCTCGCCTAGTAGAAGACCCATATCTAGTAGGTAATAACATATCTAACTCAGTAATGGCGCACGTAAATGGGGAATTAGTGCATGGCATAGACCCGCGTACTGTACCCAGCAGTTGGACAGATTTTCCCACTGGCTCTACAGAACGAGCACTTCTCAAAGCGGCTAGAGATAAGGGGCTTAACTATAGCACAGACATAGTTAACGAGTATGGTCAGCAAAACGCAGCTTTTACCTATGAGCAAACTCAATCTATTGGAGGCACGTGGATTACTGAAAAACCAGATTCTAGAGACTTGTTAGGCGGTGTAGTAGAGATTAAAACTACTTTTGCTAACTTTCTAGATTATTGGCCAGAGCACAGTTCTATAGTGTCACAAAATAGTACTAGCACGGCTTCTACCATCGAGGTTAAAAATGCAGCAGCTTACAGAGTTGGAGACTCAGTTCGTCTAGCTAACAGTTCTCGCGGAGTTATTACGTCAATAGTAGATAATAAAACTATCAATATCGACAGACCTCTGCTACAGTATAAGTATATAGGAGCTCAAGAAGCAAATATTCGCGGAATGTACTTTAAGCCTACTGGCGATAGACTGTATATAAGCGGTAACTCCTCAGACCGAGTTAGAGAGTATACTCTATCCAACTGGAATGTAGACCAGTCTACTTTTTTAAGAGATAAATCAGTATCAGCTCAAGATGGAAACCCGGCAGATATCACATTCAAACCTGACGGAACAAAGATGTACTTAGTAGGAACAACTTCCAATTCTCTGTTTGAATACTCACTATCAGAAGCTTGGAACGTGTCCTCAGCTAACTTAACTGCTACAGTTAATGTTTCAGCTATTACAACCGAAAACAATGCAACAGGGGTTGCGTTTAGTGCTAATGGTGCAAACGTATATATCATCGGTTTTGATACAGATACGGTATATCAAATGAGTGTGCCCACCGCTTGGAGCATAAGCAGCATAGGTAATACAGTTTTACAGTCTAAGTCTATTACTTCACAAGAAACTTCTCCATACACTCTATCCTTTAGCTCTTCTGGAGACTATATGTATGTAGTGGGTAATAGTGGAGATGATATTAACCAATATACTCTAAGTAGCGCTTGGAATGTAGCAACAGCTGCATATACTAGGATTGCTGGATTAGGCGACTTAGACGGTACTATGACCGCACATGCATGGGCTGACGATGGCACCAGACTCTTTGTAGCCGGTCAAGGAACAGACAATGTATACAGATTTAGCCTAACCGAGGCTTGGAACGTAGCCACACTTACTTCATCTTTAGCTTTTACGGACAAACCTTTATACATAGTAAACGCACAAGCTGACTCAGAAAGCTATATAGAAGATAAGTTTAGAATAGATCAGTTAGAAGGTTTGGCAGACCATGTAGCTACCTTCGGTCTTGTATCATGGTTACAGTATTTTAAGATATCACTTCCTCGTCGCAAGTATTATAAAAATACTTGCCAATGGACTTATAAGGGTGCTGAGTGTCAATATCCAGGACCTGGCGGCATAGAAATCCCAGGTACTAGTCCTATACTATACTCTACAAAATCATATAATCTGCAAAACGAAGACACTACTATTAAAAGTGTGTCTCTAGTTGATTTGTCAGGCTGGGAAAATGGTTTAACCTCGGTTCCTGGTTATACAAACTACGGGGACGGGAACTCGCTAAAGATAGATAGAACACCATATAATAAGCGTAAAGTAGTTTGGGATGTTAGTAATCAAGATGCAGCAGCAGATTCAGATGGTGGTTTCTATACTCCTCGATATGCAATTAATAAAAATCAGTTATACCGATTCTCTGTTTGGATTCGTCGTAAAACTATTGGTAATGGTCAAAGTTATTTAAGCGCTTTTGGTTACAATAGTTCAAATGTATTAGAAGGTCTATTACGACGTTCAGACGGTGTATTAAATACTAACCCTCATTTTAACTCTATCAACTGGACTCTAGACACGTCAACCTGGTATTTGTTTGTTGGACATGTTTGGCCTGTAGGTTCTGGTATAGGTGGTATACACCCTGATTCAGGCATTTATAAAAAAAGTAGCCTTCCAGTTAGTACCATAATTGCAAATAAGATAAGTGGTAATCCGAATGATTGGGTATGGCAAACCACTTCGACACAAGTTTTACTACGAGCACTACTAAATGCTTCGACGGATACTGCTACTAATCAACAATTCTATCAACCTAGGATAGACTTGTGTGACGGTAACGAGCCGTCTTTAGAGGATATACTAATATACCCTAGTGAGCAGCTTGAATCGCGTGCAGGAGAAGATATTTGTGCTAAATCATTTGCTGCTTGTACTCTGCGCAACAATCAAATACACTATGGTGGATTTCCTGGTGTAGGTCGTACAATACCCAGAGCTTAATATGGTTACAGATTACATCGGCATACCTCACAACTACGGAGAGTTTGATTGTATTATCCTAGTTCAACGGTTCTACTCCCTAGAACTAGGACTACAATTCGAGTTACCATCATACCCCAGTTCAAGAAGCTGGATGAAGCAGTTCTCTATTAGCAGTATAGAGCAGTGGGCAGCTAAATATGCTAAAAAAGTATCTTTGACAGACATAAAAAATTATGATTTAATGGTGTTCAAGTCAGAGAAATCAAATTTGGTTACTCACTTTGGTTTATACATAGAGCCGTATAGAATTTTGCACGTTGAAGAGGGGTCTACGTCGCGTTTAGATTACTTAACCGATTATTGGTTGAGTCAGCTATGTGCGATTTATCGTCATAATGAGCTGGTACAATAAATACCTTAATATTCCTTTTAAACATCTAGGTCAATCTCCTATCAGCGGCATGGACTGTTATAGTCTGTGCCGTTATGTTTATGAACAAGAGAAGCATGAAAGCATACCATATCTATCGTATGAGCACTGCAATATAGTTGACGATGATTGGTATCTCAAAACTAGTGATTCGATATTTGAAACTATTGTTAGAACAGACAGTAGGTGGAAAAAAGTATTAGAACCAGCACCATTTGACTTTGCACTTATGAGCATAGGTTCTACAAATGTTAGTAATCATTGTGCTCTGTATGTTGCTACAAATAAAGTATTACATATTATGCAGAATAAACCAAGTTGGGTTGCTCCATTTAGGGGCTACTATGAACAATATACGACAGGAATTTATAGATGGACTTCGCAAAACTACTAGTTGATATGAATAACCACGCTCTTAGAGACTACCCTAGAGAGTGTGTAGGGATTATAACCAAAGATTGTGAGTACATCCCTTGTAATAATATTAGCGAGAACCCAAAATTTACATTCTATCTAGACCCAGCAGATTTAGTTAAGCATGATGGTAATATTTGGGGGATATTTCACTCTCATCCAGGCAGCGACTTACCTATACCGAGCTCAGAAGATAAAGTTAGCGCAGCCTTTAATGCTTATAAGTTTATAGTCGGATTTAACAACAAGTTTTTTATCTATTGGTACGATAAAGCGGTAGACGCATTAAAGTTTGAACCGTTTGAGGAAGGACATTATGTTAATAACTCTTAAGCCTCACTCTTCATTTAGTCCATACTTTACAGAAGTTGAGTATAAAGCAGATATAACTACCTACATTGATATTGTTTACTATTTACACAGTATGCATCCCTCATTTATCGAGTACTTAAGATTACAAAAGCTAAATGGCGGAGAAGAGTCTTATGCTTTTGTAGATAAAAATCTAAATATTGTGAATATTGATGAAATGATGCTTAGACGCGCAAAAGAAGGTGATATTATATACATAGTACCTGCTATTGTTGGTGGTGGTGGCAAGCGTGGTGGCATTCTAGCTATTTTAGCTGTTGCAGCTTTTGTTTTCTTACCAATACTTGGGGTTGGTGCTGGCATAGGTGCCGGGGCAGGTGCAGGAGGCACTGCTGCAGCCGCTGGAGCTGCTGGCGCGGCTGGCACTGGTGGTATCTTTGGTACAGGGGCACTAGGTGGATTTTTTAAGAATTTATTAGCAAATCTCGCACTATCTGTCCTCTCATCTCTATTCTCTACTAAACCAAAAGAAGAGCAGACTAGACAAAATGACATGTTTGGCTCATTAGTTAACTCCACTGCTTCTGGTGTCCCAATTGCTTTAAACTATGGAATGGTTAGAGTAGCTGGTCAGTTAATTAGTGGATATATCAATACTACAGACCACGGTCGTAACGTTAAAGTAGACGTGTTCGGAGAGATTACTTCTACTACCGATGTTAACTATAATACGCCGCAAGACGCTCAGCAAGAAAAAGTCAATAGTATATTAAAAGGATTTAACCAATATGGGTAAAAGCATACAATATGTAAATCATAATGGAACACTAGTACCAAAAATAGTTGGAGCAAAAGGCAAGGGTGGTGGTACGATCAGCCCTAATAGTTTATTTTCTTCTGATATTCTATATTTAATCACTGCATTGGGCGAAGGACCTGTTTATCGTATTAACCCTAATGGACCTCAGGATATTCAAATTCAGGATAGTGCTATTGATGATTTAATCAATATGCGCGGTAACGGCTTAGAAAATACAGACAAATTTTTTACCATCTCGTCTGCTGGTACAATAACACAAGACCCTATTCCAAAGTTTGGCGATAACATTGTCAGCCCGCAAGCATTTGCTTCTCCAGTTATTCTTAAAAAAGGTAACTTAGATACAGTTATGGCTGCAGAAGTAAATGAAGCTACTAGTGCAAATGATTGGGATGAGTTACGATTCTCCTTCATTATTAACGAGCTGTTAATCGCAAAAGACAATGGGGATGTAACACCTAACTCTATAACTTATAAAATAGTAATCAAAGACTATCTAGACAACGAAGAGTTAGTCTCTCAAACTAAGATAATTGAAGAAAAAACAGATACTCCATATAAGTTTTCGCATAGAATCATAATTAAAAAAGATAAGCCAGGAGTTGATTATACGCAAGGCTATAAGTTCCACATAACTAAAGAAAGTGATGATACTGATGATACTAAAATTAGAGATTCTCTAAGCGTTGTATCTTGGGACGAAGTAAAACACTCGAAGCAGGCGTACCCACGTACTGCCCTCATAGCTTATGCTCTAAAGGCAGTAGATGAGCATACAGGAGGTGTGCCCAACTTTACATCTTTAGTTAAGGGTTTAATAGTTAAAGTACCTTCTAATTATAATCAACCTATTCTAGAGGATGGACAAATTGACTGGAGACAGCTAGAAGTACCAGAGGATGGGCAGCTACTCATAAACAATACTCTTACAGAGATTGGTTATACTGAAACAGGATATAGGCTTCAAACACCAGGTACAGGTACGGTTCTAACAGCAGTTAACCCAATTATTTATAAGGGTAGCTGGGATGGTACCTTTATATACTCTTGGACTCAGAATCCTGTATGGATTATATACGATATGCTAACTAATAATACTTATGGTTTAGGCATACCAGAAGGTAATATAGATAAGTATAAGTTTTACCAAGTAGCTATGTACTGCGATGCATGTGACCCTAAAACTGGACAATTTATCGGTGTTGATGCCGTAGCGGACGGAACTTTTAGATATAAGCCTAGAGGCTTATATACAAAAATTATAGAAAACCAATTAGGATTACCTAAAGGTACTAAGGTCAAAGAACGTCGTTTTATTACCGATGTTACTATATCTGACCAAGAACGTACCATGGATATTGTTAACAGAATAACTGCAACTTTTAGAGGTATATTAATTTATGCTGGCGGCAAGGTAAGTTTAGCGGTAGACATGCCTGATGAGCTACCTGTAATGCTATTTAATGAGACTAACATTAAACAAGGCTCATTTCAAATCTCTGGCAATAAAGAAAGTGAAATAATAACCGGTGTAGATGTTACCTATGTTGAGCCTAGCAACCACTTTAAAAGAGAAACTGTTAGGCTTGATTTAGCTGATAAATATGACGGTACTGCAGTATCTCAAGTAGAAAATATAGCGTCATTAGACTTAACTGGTGTAACTCGTAGAAGCCAAGCTATGAGGCTGGCTCAATATCAACTAGCGGCAGCCCGTTATCAACGTCGTAATATTGCTTTTACAACAAGTACTGATGCTATAAATTTAGCTCCCGGCGACGTAATATCCGTAGCTACTAATGGTACCGGCATAGCGTATGGGTTCGGGGGCAAAGTTGTAGCAAACTCAGCTACTGGCTCTAGTAACACAAACGTATATCTTACTCATTACACTCAGCCTAGTATTACTGAATATAATTTTCAGCAAAATACAAACCCATTAGCATTACGCATTATTAATACAAAATCCGACAGAATGGAATTGTATATTGTAAGTAATACAGAGTATGCGATAGGAGCAACTGACAATGTGTCAACTGGGTATGATACTATTACAGTTAAAGCACTTAGTAAGTATGATATAAACACTCGCAAGATTTCTGCTCTTAGCTCTGGTTTTACTGCTAACCTAGTACCTTCAGTAGGTGATTTATGGACACTAGGAGAAATAGTTAATACTGATAATTACTATACTAATAAATCTGGTAAGCTATTCAAAGTTACCGGAGTAAGTAGGGATTCGTCAGAACAAGAAGTTATAGTAAACGGCGTAGAATACCTGTCAAATATATATGTAGACTCTGATACATTTATAGACTATGAGCCTACTGCTTATATTGATATTACAAGCCCGTTTAGTGTTCCTCCAACTCCTAGATTTGACTTTACAGCCAAATCACGACGCACTGTAGATGGGAGCATAGTTGTTGATGGTGTTCTCAAGATTACTACTGATAAACTGGGCTATGGGCAAAAGTTTGAGACTGAGTTCTACAAGGCTAACCCAACTAAGTCTGTTTTAGTATCTAACTCTTCTGGTACTGGGACGGTGACTATCTATACAAAAGACGTTACAGGTATTAGAAACGGTTCCTACGGTTCTGCTTTAGTAGGTAAGAGCGGTTTTACAACCCCTATAGGCAAGATTAAATTGCTTTGCACAGGCGTTGCACCTGTAGCAGGGGATTCATCTAAACTAACTCTAACTGTATCTGGTTTGAGTCACTGTATTGACGATAACTTTAATATGCACGTATTAGCTCTTCGAGGTACAGATATACCAGGCATAAGTGGTTTAGATTATGTAACTTTACCCGTAAACGAAAAGTTATCTAGCGGAGTCCTGAAAAACTTCATAGCGTATAGACCTACTACGACTCAAATAACTACTCAAATAGAGAGTTATAATTTAGTATCTAACACAATAGTTATCTCTGATTCTACTAACTCTACACCTTTATCTGACATATTATTAAATACTCCTTTCTACCTAGAGATTAATCAGACTCTAGCAAAAGACTATTATGCTAATAATACCTTTTACGTACAAGGAACTAGCAGCACACACGTGGTATCAGCTGCGCTTACTACTGGTGTAAATACTATTAATTTACCTGTTAAGCCAAGGACCAGTGCTGATGTTACCGTTTACATAGATGGAAAGGCTGTAACTAACGGTTACACTCTGAATTTAAATGCTTCATCTTCTCTAGAAGCAAACGTAAGATACACAGCTATTACAAGTGATAAGCGTATTAGAATTGAGACTGATTATTACACAGTACCTAGTATAGAAGTGGGGGATACTGTAGAAATTAGCTACGGAAACACTTTCCAAGTAGTAGGTACTACCTATGACTCAACTAGTTCTATATATAATGCAAATCGTACATCTGCTCGCATTTATGCTATCAAGCTTGATGAAGTTCCAAACTTCTCACTAGCAGGCTATACGCTAGTGAATGTGACAGAGAACCCCGTAGGCTTAATCAGTGCTGTGAATAACACTACCAACTCATTCACTTTTACCTATGATACTGATACGTTTCCTGGTAGTTTAAATCTAGCTAATTCTAGAATTTATACTGTTCATGCAGGCTCTAAATACGAGAAACTATTCTTAACAGACGAACTTATAATTCCTGACTTACCCACAGGAACTACCTCTGTGAAAGCACGTAGCAAAAACATACTTGGTAGAAGAAGTGCTTTTGTTGAAAAGTATGTTACTGTAGAAGAGTTACCGATTCAAAAAGTAGAGAATCTAACTTTAACAGAATCTCTATACAAAGAACAGCTGGCAGGTGTGTCTGTAAGAGTTACCTGCTCATTTGACCACATTAAAGACCAAGAAGTTACTGACTATGAAATTTCTTATAGCATAGCTGCTAACGAGACTGCTACTGCTAACTTTAATACTGTGAAGCTTTCTGCTAATGGGGTTGATAACGATGGCAAAATTCGTTTTGTTATAAACAATGTAGACAGAGGTATTAGCGCTGGTACTGCTAAATTAACGGTACGAGTGACTCCACTAAACAGAACTATTCGAGGTATTACTGACGAGCAGACTATAGATGTACAAGGTAAGACAGCTCCTCCAAAGCCTGTAATAAACTTCACAGGTGCACAGCAAAACGAGGTTGTGATGCTTATGTGGTCTTACCTTATGGACAGTGAAAATAGCTCTATGCTATACGACGTAGACTTAAAAGACGTAGTTATCAATAAGTTACCTGGCAGCGTCGCTATTACAGTAGATAACTTTGCAATTGGAACTCCAGTCGCTACCGTGTCAGCTAACTTAAACCGTGTTGCTGTACCTATTGATGTATTCGGGCAATACACTTATATAGCAGCGACTCGTGACACAAGTGGTAATATGAGTGATACTGTTGTTGGTGCCGTAATTACGTCTTATAGACCAGCTAGAAATGCTATACTAGCTGCGTATAATGAAGACAGTCCGGCAGTCGACTTTACTATTACAACTAATAAAAACTCGTCTGAGTACTATTTCCCATCTTACGCAAACTCGACTAATGGATTAGCAGGACCAGGAAAATCTGCTGTAGATAATGCGAACGGGTCATCTTCTGGCTGGAGTGTATCAACTTCTGCTGATGATTTGCTAGCTTTACAACAAGCTAGATATACAACTCAAATACGTGACTTAGGTGCTGCGTATACCGGTGTAGTCTACCTTGACGTAGCAGGTACTCAAGTAATCCAAGCTACTTATAACGACCAACATGAGATTGTAGCTAACTTAGTATCTAACGTCTCTGGAGCTCCTAATATTCTGATTAGTCCAGGGCTTGGTACAAGTCTTGCCCTTCAATTCTCGCAAGCACGCTTCGACTCAAATAATAAAACTTGGATGACTGGTCCAGCAAACGGTAATGTTTGGGCTATTTGGAACTACGGTCAATTTAACAATGATACTGCTAATACTAACTCCTATGCGTTAATATATAATTTGATTAATGCTGACGCAATAGAATTAGGGTACTCATACTATGCCAACGGAGTACAAACTCCTTCTAATGGGCTATCAAACTTAACTTCTGTACCAAGCAAGTTCTCATTAGTTAACCTAAAACAATACTCTGATATAGCCTCTGAAACCTATGCAGGTACTCCAGGCGCGGTAGTTAGTCAAACATTTATACGCACTTCTACTGTGTCTCCTTACTATGCTAACGGAAATGTTAATACAGCAGTGTTTGGTACTGTAAACGACGGGTACGTACCTTTTGAGACTGGTACTAGAACTATGCGTTACCTGCAAATAAAACATGAAATATATAATAGTCAGCCTAGTAAATATGACTTTACTTTAGATAAGTTTAGGTATACTATTGAGAAAGAAAAAATAATTTTTGACAAAACAGTGACTTATACGTCTGCAAATATGTTCGTTGACCTTAGTGACGCTGAGTTTACTTCTAGACCAGTAATTAGTTATGCTGTGCTGAATCAGACTAATGCTGCAAGCAACCCAGCTATTGCGGTTACTACTTCTGCTAGTAAATCTGCTCTTTACTTTAAGCTTGCAGCTAGTAACGGTACAGGTGACTACCCAGCCAACGGTACTGCAAACGTAATGATAACAGCAATAGGAGTGTAAAATGCCTTTAAATACTTATATAGAACCTACAGCGGGTACAGCCTTAAACACAGCTAGACTCCAGCAAAACGACAATTTTAGGTCACTATTAACTAATTTTGCTGGTACAACTGCTCCTACTAGTGCTAATCTTACTGCTGACGGGGCCACCTTTAACCCACCAAACGGTATGTTGTTTAGAAATACCTCAACTGGCGTGCTTTACATCGTTGACTCTGTAAATAAACGTACGTTTAACTACTCTGGTAATTTTACGCGTATGGGTATTGGTACTCGTGTAGTATCTACAGTTAATGATATTTATAATAACAGGTCTGCTTATGAGCAGGGTGAGTTTGTTGGTACTTTAGACACAGGATTGTTATACTTTAGAAAAGGTACAACAAATGCTAACTCTGATTTCGTACAGATAGGCGCGCCGTCTGGTTATAGTATTGTAGATAGCAACGTTGTGTTCAGTACTGCAAGGGTAGATGTTAACAGGTTACAAGCTACGTCTAACCTAATGGTAAATACTACTACGCCTAGCGCGTCTTTACATGTAGTAGGTACTGGAACTATAACAGGCAATGTCGCACTGGGTGCGAACCTTACTGTAGTAAGTAGGATTGGTGTTTCTACTACCAACCCTACTTCTAACCTACACATTGTTGGTAACGCGTACATATCTACAAACACAGCAGTCGGTGCAAATCTTACTGTAGGACAGAATTTAACTGTTTCTGGTGATATTAATACCGCTTCTGATAGCAGACTTAAAGAAAACGTAGAGCGTATAGAAAATGCTCTTGACAAGGTTAGACAACTAGAAGGTGTGTACTATGACCTGATTAATATACCTGGACGCAAGATGGGGGTTATAGCTCAGCAAGTTGAACCAATTATACCAGAAGTAGTCTCCAACTCTGAAGAGTATAAAGCGGTTGCGTATGGGAACATGGCAGGATTATTAATTGAAGCAATTAAAGAGTTAGATAAAGATATTCAAAAAATTAAAGAGGTGTTAAATGTCTGAGACAATGCAAGCGCAGATGCTAGTAGAAGCATCATTACAAAAACTACAGCATATTCAAACCAGTCTACAACAGGGTTGCGAGTTACCAGATTGGTGGGTTGCAAAACTTACAGGTGCACACGCATATTTAGATGTATTATGTGCAGCTGTATACGAAATCGTAGAAGAGCAAGAAGAAGAGGAAGAGCAGATGGATTCTGAAGAAATGACTGAATCCGAAGAAGACAGCTCACCAGAAGCAATTACAGAAGACATGTCTGATATGCTTCCTCCTTCGTATAGAATGATGTCAAATGCCCCTTAAGTCTGGTAAATCACAAAAAACTATATCTAGTAATATTAAAGAGTTAATGAAAAAGCCTGGTAAAACTAGGTCTAAAGCAATTAAAACTATAGCCCAGCAATCTGGTTTAACTGAGGAGCAGGCTAAACAAAAGCAATCTATAGCTATTGCGTTGAGCAAAGCTAAGGTAGCTAAAAAATAAATAAAACAAATTACTTTTGACATAAATAACAATTTTTGTCACAATTAATTATAAAAAGAATCACTCTAAAAGGAGATAATACTATGGGAATGATAAAGAAAACTGTTACAGGCATCTCCGAAGATATGAAGCTAGTTAAATCTGGTAAGTCATATCCAAAAGTTGCTATGGGCGGAACTCAGCGTACAAGCTTTACTGGCTCATCAGATAATCGTGCCGCTGGCAATATAAAAGGCAATGAAGTACTAAAAAGTGCTCCTGGCTATATTGACCAAGGAGACGTTTATATGGGCGACGTTTCACACAGCCGTAGCTTCACAAAAGCAGGTAATCGTGGTCCAGCTACAGGACAAGCCAAAGTAACTAGTGAAAATGTAACTGGCGGTATGGGCGGCAAGTTCTGGAAAGAACCAGAGGGCTTCTAATGGCTAAGTCCCCTTCTGGATTAGACCTACGAGCTGGTAAAACGGTTAGAATAGGCGATAATCGTTACGGTATGAGAGAAGCATACGACCCAGCAGTAGATGCTGCTACAAAAGCATACTACAGAGCTGGGGATGAACTAACAGTGCGTGAGGTAAAAAACACTAAAAAAGGTACAGTGCAAACTATAAAACCATGATAGCAGCACCTATCTTTACTCAGTCTATGCCTGGACAAAAGAAAAAAGGCGCAGTTAAATCTACGCCAAAAGTGAAAAAATCCGCAAAGAAAAAGGGGGCGTAAGCCCCCTTTTTTTTATACTGCCATCACAGCTTTTATAGAATTATGACTACGATAGTTGATTAACGTAAATTTAGAAACGACGTTTCTATCAAAATGGCTAGTTAATCCGCTCAGCAAATCAAAACTATCATCAATGCGTAGCACAGGTAGTTGGTAAGGCTCGCGAGCAAGCTGTTCTTGTACCTGATCTAAATGATTATTGTATATATGCGCATCACCTATTGTATGTACATAGTCACCAACTTCTAGATTACACTCTCTAGCAATAATATGAGTTAGTAGAGCATATGAGGCAATATTAAACGGCACTCCTAGAAATGCATCTGCCGAACGTTGATACATCTGACAATTTAGTCTTCCATTTATTACGCGAAATTGTGCGAAGGTGTGGCATGGAGGTAGTGCCATGTCGGTGATTTGTACAGGGTTCCAAGCCGAAAGTATAAGTCGTCTAGAGTCAGGGTTTGTTCGGATTTGGCTGACCAACCAAAGTATCTGGTCGCATCCTTGGCCATTGAAGTTTCTCCACTGAGCTCCGTAAACAGGTCCGAGTAGCTTAGTGAAACTATCATTGTAGTATCCAAGAGCTTTCCCTTGAGCGTCGGCGTTAGCCGTCCATATTGTGGTCTTATCGACCAAATCAACTCGATGTTTCTCGAAAGTAATCTCTGCAAGTCGGCGTTCATCAGTGCTGCCTTCTAAAAACCAAAGCAGCTCGCCAACAACTGCCTTCCACGCGAGTTTCTTTGTTGTAACAGCTGGGAATCCATGCTGTAAGTTGAAACGCATTTGATAACCAAAAATCGATTTTGTACCGACTCCGGTTCTATCATTTACAGTTTCACCATCCCGCAAAATATCTTCTAGTAGTTTATGATATTGTTTCACATCTTTTCCACTTCGTAATAGTACTATAAGATGTTTTCTGTATATCATAAGGCTCAAACAATCTGGTAATCAATACTTTCTCAAGGAAAGTATCACAATCATACACTCCGTGTATATTGTTTAGCCAAATTTCGTCTAGTACTGGTAAGCTGCTATGCACAAGTTGTGCTCCGCCAATTACCCATATACCATCAAGAACTCTATATCTTGACTTCGATAGATTAACCAACAACTTTGGAATATCGTCAGTAGAGTAAACGGCATGAGCATCGCCTTTCGGTACTTTACTAGATACTACAATATTTATCCTGTTAGGTAAAGGCTTCACTGGTAAACTGTTCCAAGTGTGGCGCCCCATTACCACTAAACTATTTGTAGTATTTTGTTTAAACCATCTTAAATCTTGAGCATTATGAGGCCAAGGTAGAGTACCAGATTTACCGATACCCCACTTATCATCGTGTGCAAGAATAGCTCTTATCATAAATTCTCCAAAACCTCAAACGGGTCTGATTCATTCTTTCCAGCTTCAATGGCTGTTTGATGATAACGCTTTAGATTAATCAGCGTTTCATTACGAATTAGCGTATTTTTGCCCGCATTAAGGTTAGCAATATACTGAGACTTACCCTTAATTGGAAGAGCTGCTACTAGTTTATCTAGAGTTTTGTATTCACGAGCTAGAGTTTGAGCTCTCTTTGGTCCAATACCTTCAATACCAATAATATTATCTCCTTTATCGCCCTCAATAATGCGAGACAGCATAAACTCACTAGGAGTAAGCTGTAGTTCATCTTGCAAATACTGTTTGGTAATTTCTTTACGAGAGAAGATGTTAAAGATAGAGATATTATCATCTACTAGTTGGATAATATCTTTATCTGAAGAGACAATCCAGGTATGATTGTATCGAGGAGATACGTTTTGCGTAATATACGCAATTGTATCGTCAGCTTCAATACCTCTAAACTTTAGAACTTCTTCATCTAGCTCTTCGGGTAGACGATTCAATACAGCAAAGAATTTCTCTGCATGTTCAATTTCTTCTTCTGTTTCAGCTTTTTTACGAGTGCCTTTATAAGTATCATGTAGCTGAGAACGGTAGTAAGATTTACCAAAATCAAAACATACAATCGTGCGTTTTGCTTTGTAAGAACGAGCTAGAGAAGCAATTGTTCTTTTAAAATCTTCTTCATAACTATCGTAATTAGCTCGCTGAATGTAGCGATAGGAAACGTTGTTTCCATCGACTACTAATAGGTTTTGGAAATCGTCATACTCCGTTTTGACATCTTCCAAATCACTCCAAGATTTAGTCATAAGTAAATTCCTTTGTTAGATAACTAATATTAGCATAGAAACAACTAATTGGCAATATTACTTTGACTTTTAAATGCTTGTATCCAGTCATCAAGTAACGCGATTTTAAAACTATGACCAAAAGAATTAACCATTATAAATGACTTAACCTCTGTATCATCATCAAAAGCTACATAGTCTTTAGACCTATCCCAGCGAAATACTAAAAGAGGCTTTTTCTTCATCACTTCAGCTTCTCGCTGTGTTTGTTTCCAGAAAGAGAACATATCATTAGACTTAGCCGTAAGTAGACTATTCCAATCTAGTGATGCATAGTGTTTGCACTCTGTGCAATAAGGGAACCAAGCTGTATCTTGTATACATATAATGTCACCCTTCATCCATTCAAGGGCGCCACTCAGTGGCACCCTTTTAAAATCTTTACCAAATTCAGATGTAAATCTCTCAGCTATTTTCGCTTCAAAACTAGACCCTTTTGCTTTGCTTTTGTTGTACGCCATTATATATGTAATCCTAACTTGTACTTGGTTACAATATAATCACGAACTGTTTCACCACGTACAATATCTTCAATTCCAAACTCTATGAACTCAAAGCGTTTCATATCTCTCAGAATCTTCATAAAGTCTAGGCAACCGTTACGCTCATTAGTTTTGATTAAATCACTTTGTGTATAATCCCCACAAAAGATAATTTTACTATTTTTACCCATACGAGTTATTATACTATCAAGTTCATGGAAGCTTAGGTTTTCGAACTCATCTACTATAATAATACAATTATTTAATGTTAATCCACGGATAAAAGATGTACTAAAAAACTGGACTGCGCCCTGATTCTTTAAACAATCGTACGCATCTGGAATACCAAAAAGTTCTGCACATAGAGAACTATAGGGTGCTTCGTAAACAGCGATTTTTTCTTTATCATCGCCTTTTAGGAATCCCATCTCTCTAGTAGGGACTACTGAACGAACAATGCCTATATAATCGTATTCTGTAGAAGGGTCTAGCACTTGCTCAAATGCTAGACTCATACCTAAAAAGGTTTTACCAGTTCCAGCAATACCGTGAAGTAGTAAGTTTTTATCTTTTCTATACGCAGAGACAGTGTCTCTTTGCTTTTGAGTAAGTGGTGTTAGGGTTTCCAAATCATCAATTCTGATACGACGTTGCGACCGTCCTTGTTCTTTGGGTGCTGACACCTTGCTAGTAGTTTTTTTATTACTTATACTTCTTGCCATTTATTGCCTTTCAAACAAGCTATGTTTTATAGCTCATAAGTTCAGTATAACCTCCTATATAAATTTCATCAATAAAAATTTGAGGAACAGTACGAGCATTCGGTACTACTTCTAGAAGTTGCTCTTTGGTCCAATCAACTCCGATAATTCGTTCTTCATATTCAATACCGCGCTTAGTTAACTCAGCTTTAGCATTTTTACAAAAAGAACAAGTAGGTGTACTCCAAATAATAGCTTTCACATTATACTCCTGTAGACCCGAAACCGCCGGTTCTATCGGTTTCTCTGGCTTCATCGGTCCAAGAAAACTGCCCCTGATACACTGGAGCTAATACTATCTGAGCAATTCTATCTCCAGGAGCTACCTTAAAGATTGCGTCAGAGTGATTAACTAAAATAACTCCTAGCTCACCTGTATAGTCACTATCTATTGTACCTGGAGAGTTTAGCACAGTAATTTGGTTCTTTAGTGCTAGACCAGAACGTGGTCGCACCTGTAATTCCCAGCCGTTAGGAATAGAGCAGCCTAATCCAGTTTTAACTAAGCATATACCTCCTGGGGGTACTATATAAGAATCTATACTAAAAATATCAGCTCCTGCTGCTTCTGTAGTGGAGTAGACAGGTAGCTTTGCGTTTTCGTGTCGCTTTACAAAATTAATTATCATTTTCATATCCTCTAATAAGTAGGCTGGCCAAATAGGCCAGCCTGTTTAGCAATTAGATTAAGCAGGCGTCGCCATCACAAAACTTATTTGCGTCTGCATTTTCACCCTCATTTGTTAGACTAGAGAAGTCTAGAGGCAGTAGTGTAGCGCGATAAGCTTCAACCTCTTCACGAGCAGCTTGAGTATACGGGGCTTGAGCATAACCATGGTCTGATAGAGGTAGAAGGCTTACACCTTTTAGTCTACTATCAAAGCAACTCAGAGCACGAGCAATTTGGTCTTTTTCATGTGGTTGGAATGATATCGTAATAGATACTTGGTTATCAGCCCAATAATGCTGAAGGTCTACTGCGTTTACAAACTGTTCCCAAATAGATACGTCTTTGTCGCTAATAGTACCTGGAGCGTGTACAACAGGAAAGTATACTACGCTAGTTTTTAGCGGGTCAGTGATAGACGCTTCAATGCGATAATTAGCGGCACGAAGAATTGGTAGTAAGTTGGAAGTGTTAGCTACGCGAATAAGTCTGTAGTAACTCTCTGCTTTAGCATAGTGAATACCGGGTAGAGCTCCTGCTACTAGTGATACAGTACCGCTTGGTTTAACACTAGTTTTCTTGATGGACAGTGGTACACCTAGCCATTCGCTATATTTCTTATCTAGGTAATTAATATAGTTATATGCTTGGTCACAGAACTCGTCCAAGTACTTCTTACGACCGAACTTAAGGATAGCTTCTTGGATACCGCTCTGGCTTGTACCAATACGACGGTTACGTTTAATAACGTCATTAGTTTCTCTCCAGTGAGTAGGTACTAGAGTTACCGTTTTAGCGTATAGATAAGCAAATTTTAGCGTACGCTGATAATCCCAATAGTCTTCGTGTTTTGCTGGGAAAGATTCTACTAAGCAGCACAGTTCATATGGCTCTAGTGATTGCTCTAGGCATGGGTTACCGCCACGAACTCTATAGTCTTTATGGTCGGCTGGGTCTTTCATGCGCCCATATGCTTGCATAGTTTCTAGCCAAGCAAATCCTGGTTCACCATTTGTAGCTACTTTTTTAGCTACATTTGTATAATCCATTCCTACACGAGCAAAAATTGAGTTATTAGAAGCCCAACGCCAGCCGCCAAACTTATAAGACCAGTCTTCATCTGCATACTTACGAGCAATAGCAGCACGTGAATCCCAGTTGTTATTGTATTCAGCATAATCATCAGCGTTAATTAGCTCTAGTTCTTGAGGCGCTACTGAGCCTGTTTCTACTCCAAACTGTTCCCAGTTTTTCATATTAGCAAACTCTTCGTCGTCTGGTTCACCAAAAGCAATCTCAGCGGTACGACGAACGTTACCAGCTACAACAATCTTACCAATAATATTCATAATATCAGTAATATCTACACTGGTAAGCAGCGGATTCGCACTTAATGCACGCTTATCAAGAATATCTTTGATACCGTAGAATCCTTGTACTAGCGGCTCTGGGCCTGAAGCTACGCCACCAAACCCGTGAATTGGTTCTCCATAAGCACGTACCAGGGACACATCTGGTACAACAGGCGCTGAACCTTCTTCAAGATATGAGTCAATTAAACAAGAGATAAGCTCAACCCATCCTTCACGAGAATCCTCAACAACAATTACTTCTGGCTCGCCTTCTGGAATGTAAGAAGCTACTTTACCAGCTCCTTTAGTATCGAACCCGATACCGACACCAACCATGCTCATATCCATGAGGAACGCAAAAGGTTTAGACATTTCGGCATCAATATTCTCAGTTGATACGAAACCGCAGTTGTTTAAGCAAGCACCGCCTTTTTCATAAACGAAAGGAGTACCCATCATCCACAGACCACGACCTGGTGGTGTCCATTTAAATGCAAGAAGGCGCTCTGCTGCTTCTTCTGCTAGTTTGTGTGCGCGCTTTTCATTCCATGAATGTTCTGAAGTGATAGCGTGGGTTTTTAGGATAGAAAACATCCCTTCAATTACACGAAGAACACATTCCTGCCAAGTCTCTAGGGCGCCATTAGCTTTCTTTCGAGAATACGTGCGGTAGTATGTGAAAGCGGAAAGACCACCATAACCCCAATCAACAGGCGTATTTAATAGTTTTTCACGATAATCTTTCTTGAATTGAAATTGAATAGGTTTTTTACCAATAGTAATCATTTAGTTCTCCTTTTACGCATAAAAATCTCTATTGTTAGCCTCAGCCTTGAATAGAGCTCACGTTATTGTCTTTTACAATCGACACTTTATCAATTAATGGGTGGGTAAAATCATGAGAAATCAAGAATACATTCAATTCTGTTTCTCTCTGAAGTACCTCTATAAGCTTTTCTTTACCTTCTTCGTCTAGTACACCTGTTATTTCATCTAGAAATAGAAGATTTATACTGCTTCCTCCTAGTTTAGATAGCAGATGACGAATAGCTAATAGTATAGATGTTTGGATTCGGCTAAATTCTCCGCCAGACATGGTTTCAATGGGCGCACTAATACCATTGTCAATAACATTGATATTAAGCTTTTCTTTGTCTAACGAAAACTCTATCTGAAATTGACCATCACTCAGAACTGATAAGTAATAATTGATTGTAGTCTCTAGTTCTTTAGTTAGGTTTTCTAACTTAAAGGCTACAATACCAGATGGGCTGAACGCTTTTTTGAGTATTCCCAACGCATTAGCTTGTGCCGACTTATCAAGTATATCCGTTTTGATAGACATTTGTCTAATTGTAAAATCAGATTTTTGCTCTTTTAGAGCCTCTACTTTAGCGTTATGAGCACTAACACGCTTGTTATACTCAGTGATTTCTTTTAAATCACGACTCTGTTCATCAAACTTTACCTTTAATTCAGACCTTTCAGCAATTAGTGCTTGTTGGTCTGGGTAGGCAGAAGGAATGGACTTATCAATAAGCTGTGTAAGCTGCTCAAACCGGTGAATAGCGTCTTGGTTATTTTTATAAGCTTTTTGTGCTATTTGAATAGTCTCTACCTCAGCACTCCATTCACGAGCTTTTGCCATTCCA